CGCTGCTCAAAAATACAATCCAGATCATGTCGGGGAGGTTTATTTCACGAGGGCCGCGACAAACGAAGTGCGCGACCGCATCAGCCAGGCTGCCGGCGGCACATCAAAAGTTGCCAAGAATGTGCGGACACTTCACAGCCATTGTTTTAAGCTGCTTGACATGCGGCGCGAAAATGTAGCTGAATCGAAAATAAGTTCCTTTAACGATTACGCACCTGAATTCGCGCTGGACGATACCAGCGAAAACACGGACGAGTCTGCCAACCCGTATGAATGCGACAAGATAAGTCGTCAGCATTTTCAGCAGATGCAGGTTTTGAGGAACCGCCTTGTGCCGGAAGACACATGGCCGCCGGGGCCGAAAGCCTTCTGGGGCAAGTGGCGTGAGTGGATGAGTCGGGAAAGTTTCATGGATTTTACCATGATGCTCGAGGAAGTCCAGCGCCGCGAGCTGACGCCTGATATCGATATTTTGTTTGTCGATGAGGCCCAGGATCTAACCCCGCTGCAGTATGCGGTTACGAGAAGGTGGAGTGAAAATGTCGTATTCACTATTTATGCAGGTGACAGTGATCAAAGTATTTTCAGGTTCCAGGGTGCTGTACCTGAAGTCTTTCGAGACATGGACCGGCAGTGGTTTAAAACCTTGTCAGACTCTTTTCGTGTATCTCCCAAAATCAAGGATTATTCCCTGCAAATTATTCGGCAAGCTCTTAACCGGGAGAACGCAGAATATAACCCGACGGACAAGTACGGCGAAGGCAAGGTCTTTCAGACGCCGTTACCGGATCTGTCGCTGGCCGGATCCCACATGCTGATTGCCAGATGTAACTATCAGGTCAATGCCTGGATAAAGTGGCTGCACGCCAACGGGCAGCTCTGGCATAACCCGTACCGGGAGTCCGATCTTTACTGGAACCCAACCCAGACAAAAACATGGCGGGCCGCGCAGAATTATTGCCGGCTGATAAAAGGCGAGCCGCTTAACCCGAAGGCTTTTCTGGCGCTGGTCCATTCGATGAAAGCGAAAGGAAACATTTACCATGGTGGCAAAACAAAAATTCTTCAGTGTCCTCCGGCACATGATGTTGATTTGTTTGATCTCTACAGCCTTGGGTTCACTGATTCTTTTATTGATGGCAATATTGCCCTAAAAGACGCCATCGATTTGAAGGGGCTTGCAGGTGAGATCCTAACAACGATGAGCAAAGAGGAAATCCGGAATGCGAAACCAAGGTGCATCGTCGGAACGGTGCACAGCGTTAAGGGCGGAGAGGCCGACCACGTGTGGTTCGACTCCGGAGTGAGCCCGCTTATTTACAAGTCCATTATCTATGGAAAGCCCGAGATAGCCTACGATGAGGCGCGAGTGGCGTATGTCGCAACAACACGAGCACGCAAAACCTTGGGTATTCTTTCATCAAGATCTTGGAATCCAATGCTGCCACGCTCATTTAAATGAGGAATATATGAACAGGACCGGAATCTTCGAGGTAAAATGCAACGACGGCGTTAAGCGGGTGTTTGTTGCCGGAGTGGTGTCGCCGACTTTCAAGTTCACGAACCTGAGATGCACCCATTGTCATGCGATCTTGAAGCATCTTAGGTCGTTGACCGAGAAAAGAACGATTCACATGCTAAGGTACCATTCATGCGACGACATCCCGCCAAACAGAATGACAGCCAGAACATCACTGAAAATCGTCGAGAAAGATCCTATTGCATCGAAATAATCGACTTGGCGAATCCAGGGAATCCCTTGTCTATCGTCGCGCCGACTGTCCGGTTGAGCTGACTGCCGCCAGGAACCGAAATACTCGAGACAGACTTCATCATGGCCTTGGCCCGGTCGAGCACTTTCTGCTGCTCTGCCGGAGAATCCCACTCGGCTGCGATCAGGAAGGAGCCGGCGGTTGCCGCCAGGTGAAGCGACTGCGCCACCGGCATCCAGCCGGGGAACTGCTCAGCCACATCGAGAACAGACAGGCGCGGGATAAGTTTCTCGGGCTGATTGGTAATCACGCCTTCCTGCATCCGGCCTATGATTGGAAGCGGGCCCACTCCAACAGATTTAGAGGCGACAAATGACCCCCAAACGGGTTCCATCAACGTGTACGCAATCGCAGTCGATGTCATCCACGGTAGCATTCGACTTCCAGCCTGTGGTAATTCGCCAGTCGTGTGCCATTTCTGGAGTAATGTACCATAATTCATCCACCAGGATTGAAATACCGACGCGGTTCGGCCGAATACCCCTCCCACCTGAGCAGCCACGGGAGCGTCGGTTGCCCCGTAAAGATACTGGGTGTCTGCGACGACATCTTTTACGAAGATCTCTTTTGCCTTTTCGTACCTTCCGGCAGAAATGTGTCCCTCGATCTCATGGCGTATCCAGTCGTGTCTTCCGTTCACGCCGGAGATCTTCATGAACGTGCGCGGATTACCGGCCGGGTTCGGTATTTTTTTAAGCGCCGTTTCCCAGCGGTGCATCGCGGCTCCCCCCGTAACGTACCGGTTCATCATGTCGGATCCCCTGAACATCCACATCGCATAATCCCTGATAGTGTCGCGTTGCGGCACCGGGATCCCCAGCTTTTCGACAGCCCTTCCGATCATTCCTTTCATCTGGTGGCGCCCCAGACCAATCAAATTTTCGCTCATGGTGATGCCAGGAGCGTATCTGGTGATGATTCCGATCGAGTCGAGGTAATCCTTTGTTGGTTTGTCAAGTAGGCGTGCGTAGCCTTTGGCGAGGCTTGCGAAGCTTTTTAGGCCGCCGAGGTCGGCCGGCACCGTGATAAGGGGCTGGAATAGGTTTCGCATGGCCGAGAAAGGCTTAAATCCAAGATAGCCAAGATAGGTAAAATCGATCACCGTTTGTCCCAGGCGCTGCACGCGGTAGGCGTCCCAGACCTCGTCGCGCCCGAAGGCGCGGGCAAGACCCCTGACCATGTCGCTGTTGGTTAGAAGGTTGGCAACCTTCTCATCGATCGGAGAGGGGATCGAGAGCACCCGGGCGATGTAATGCTCGGTGTAGTCGCGCCAGGCCTGCGGAAGCTTGCTGGTGTAGGTGGCAACGTCGTGAAGCGAGTTGTAAACGTGCATTTCCTTGGACTGCGCCCTGGTCCTTGCGTAGATCATTTCCTCGAAGCTGACGGGTTTTCCCAGCATCTCGGCGGAAGTTCTCGGCTTGGCGTAAAATGGCGTCTGCTTGCCGGATATCTGGTCGAATACGTCAGCCAGCTCACGGTGCGGAATTTCGGCCACGCGCGGCGTGTAATATTCGTGATAGGGCATCCATTTCGGCTCGTATTTTTTGAAGTTTGGATCCCTCATGGTTTTTTCTACCCATTCACGTTCGGTATGAGCACCTCTGCTTCTTGTGAGCTGGGCTTTAAATTGATCTTTGTTGAAGCCATACTTCTGAAAAGCTATGCCTCCATGCTGGTCGACAAACTGTTTGAAGGTATCAAGCGTTTCGTCGATAAAGCCAAGCTTTTCGGTCATGTTTTTCCCAGCGGTGGTTGAGAAGGCTTCCTTGATGAGTGGCGCTTTTTCCTCCATTAGCTTTTCGATCCCCACGCGGCCCCAGGGCGTCATGGGCGCCTTGTCGAACAGGTCGGTCAGCTTCCAGATCATGCGCTCGGCATACAGGTGATCGAAATAGTCGTAGGTCGCATCGGCCAGGGCGGCCACATAGGGGTTGTGGTTTCGCAAAGCCGTCATTCGGTCGGCCACAAGCTCGCGGGCGTGCTCGAGCGGGATTTTGCCCTGGTGCGCTTCGCCGAGAACATCGTCAATCCAGCGCATTTCCTTCGCGGCCTGGTCGCGCACGGCAGGTGTCAGCTCAGGCGCGGGCTTGAATCCTTTTATCAGCTCGTTCTTGCCCTTGCTTTTGATCTCGGTGCCGAGCCCGCGCTGGATGAGCATCTTCCTGAACATTCCGATGTTGTCGATCGTGTGCTTATTGGCATCCTTGATGGCGCCGTTGATGGGCCTGTAAATATTAGTGAAGGTCTTGTAGACCGCTTCGCCCGATCCGTATGTAACGCGCGCGGGCTTGAAGTAGTTCACTTTCCCGAAGTTCCCGCTCTTGGCTATTTTCGAGAACGTCCCGGGCTCTCCCAGCATGTCTTTGACAAGGGTTGATATCTCCTCGTCGGTTGCCTCTCCGATGCCTTTCTTGTATCCGTATTCTTTTTTAAAATAAGTCTTGAAGGCGGCTTCGGTGTTGGCCCCGGTGCCGAGCTGCCCCTCTGCTGCCTGATAATATTTTTTCTCGATGATGTTGCGCCGGACGTTCTGGGGCGCGAGCCCCTTGGCAAGCTCCTTGTCAAGCGCGAGCCGGCCGTAGGGCTTGCCGGTGTTGATGACGTTCTTGTTCCAGGCTTCCGAGAACCCTTCTTTTGCCCAGGCGGCATTGACCTTGTGCTGGTCGAGAGAACCTTTGATTCCGTGCAGGTCGTCGACGATGGCGTCGATCTCGCCTTTTTTAAAGCCTTGTTTTTCGAGCATTCCCTTTACAGCAGGCCGGTAATGGTTGACCTGCCACTCGGCCAGGTCTTCGATCGGCTCGGCCTTCTTGTAAAACTTGCTCATGATCTTTCCGAGCATCCCCTCGTTCCTGGTGGCGGCCATCTCGAGGCCTTCCTCGGCAAAGCGGGCCGCCTTGGCGCCGAATTTTCCAAATTTGCCAAGCCCTGGAAACGGCATCATGATAGCCGCGAATCCGAACCCTTCCCATAATGTCGCGGCTGCCTGGTCATCCGGAGACATCTTGGAAAATTCTTCGCGGTTTTCAGGCAGGGCATATTTGCCGAACGGAATTAATTCAAGCCCAAGTTTGGCAGCACCAATGACCTTGTCCGGAAAGATAGCCGGCGGCGTTGGAGGCGGCGGCGGATTTCCTTCAAGCTCCTCCATCGTCATGACCATGGAATTCTGGGCCTGGGCATTCTCGAAAATAAAATCCTTGGGGATGATCGAGTCCATATTATTGTCCTATTTTTTTTCTGACAGGTGAACCCCTTTTGTATTTGTCGGTGGCTTTGTCGAGCTTTTGCAAGAGTTCTATCCGTTTTTTTTCATCGGTAGTGTTGTTGTATTCATGGACGATGCGTTCAATTTGTCCTATCGGATACGGGCTCGAATATTTCTGTAAAGTATCCTTCATCGCTCCCCAGTTGATCAGCTTTGGCGGATTGACATAGCGCCAGTTTCTGACATCTTCGTCGCTTACCTTAAATTTCTCAGGATTCTTATAGTATTCCATTATTTTGTTGAGGCGCTCGCCTGGAGGCGCGTTTTCGTTTTGAAGTTCTGGAGGAAAATATCGCCCGTCTTTCCTGCTTCTGAAAAGAGGCGGCTTTCCTTGTTCTATTTCAGGAGTGTAATCGATTATTATCTCGGCATTAAAATCTGGATTATGCGTCGGAATCTGTATCGTCTTGGAGTTCTGAATCACGCGCACGTTCTCACCTGACATCGGAAAATAATGGTCCTTGTTGATCCAGGTGCTGGCCCCGAAAAGCTTGAGCGGATTGGGCGTGAAGTGCCAGTCGTATTCGCCTTGAGGCTCGAAGATGATCGTGCTGTTGGGCCACAGGCTCTGCTCGAGCTGCTCGGCGATGTAGCGGTTCTGGAGAGGCGGGTAGTCGCCGAAGAATCCCTTTTCTTTTCTCGACTGGATGACATATTTAGCTGCCCGGCCTTCCTTGGTTTTGTCCAGTTCGTCCATGTCGATGTTGCCCCTGGTGGCAAGGTTCAGGTAGCTCGTGAAGTTCGTGATCTCCTCTGTCTCCTTGCGCTGGACGACGCGCTGTTCCTGGGCGATCTGATAACCCTGTTGTCTTGATTCTGATCTGATGGCCCGCTGCTCGCCTCGAGACTCGGATCTGATGGCCCGCTGCTCGGCCCGATATTCGTCCGAGTATTTCGGGTCCGGCACAAATTGAGGCACAGGTTTCATGTCGGTGCCAGGAACGGCAGACGTCTTTGTCCTGACAATACCGTAAATGCCGTTGATGTAAGCGGGCTCCTCCGTCACGATGTTGCCGTTGTGGTTGGCGATGTGCCCCGCTTCGAGCCCGCGCTGTTTTTCGATGTCGGCCCAGTTCATCTCTGTTTCGCTGACAAGCCGTGGGTGTTTGCCCTGTCCTTCTCTTATTGCCCAGAGGCGTTCTTTTTTTTTGCCATTTGCCGTATCTATCTCTTGAGTCAGTGAAGTTGGTATGGCAAGTTCTGGCTCGGCTTCAAACCCCATTACTTTGTCGAGTTTGTATTGAGAATCTGCTTCATCGAATGCATCATGTGCGACGACCATAGGGTTAATTTCATCTTCTGGAGTATTTTCATATTTCTTGGCGAACTGTCCCGGCAGCAGGTGGCCGGTCGCGGCCAGCCCTTCTTTGGCGGCTTCGTATTTCTGCACCTGCGGGTCGAGCGGGCTGTTGGCGAGAAGGGGCCACAGCCGCTCTTGCTGCTTTTTGGGGATCTGCTTGAAATAGCTTTCCGCCACCGACAGGTAATGGTCTTTTTCGGCCTTGCTTGTTGCGCTTCTGACAAGCTCCATCGAGCTGCTCAAGTTTTCCTTGAACATCTCGTATTCTTTCATTTCAATGGCATAAGCTTCTTTTGCAATCTGAAACTTGAAAGCTTCTTCTTGCTGCTTATGGCCGATAATATTCCATAGGGTTTGAACTGGGTCCATTTTTTTTGCTCCTTAAAGCATGGCAAGCATTAGAGCAAGTGATGCGCCGGTATTAAGCATGCTTTGTCTGTTTTGGGATTCCTGAACATTCATGCTGCCATCGTAAGAACCATATTTCCGCAAGACTTCTCTCCACTTAAACTCATCTATCCTGGCGTTTTCATCAAAGCGAAGTTTTTTTTCAAATTCGTGGGCCTGTTCGTTAAGCATGTCATGTTTTAAACCAAGTTCACGGCTAAATTGTTTTTGCCCTTCTTTGAATTCTTCTCCCCACATGTATCTTTCTTCTCTTGTCGTTGTGTCAAACTGCCTTTTTTCCTCGCTAAGTCCTGTATCGAACTGGCGGGATTCTTCTTTTAAGTTAGTATCGAATTGCCTGGCTTCTTCGCCGAGTCCGACATCGAACTGACGGGCGTCTTCTTCGAGCTGCTTATAAAAGCTGTCCATGCGCGAAAGGTAATCCGCTTGTCCGGATGATATGCCGCGCACGAAAGCTTCATAAGCATTTGGGTTGTTGATCATGCGGGATTCTGGTGTGTAAAATCTTGTTGCGTCAAACGGCATGGCATCCTCCTCTATTTTCCGGTTAAGCCGATCGCTTCGATCTCATAAAAAATGTTTCTTATTTCAGTGGATATTCCTTCAGCGTTGTATATCTTTAGCTGGAAGCTGGTTATGCGGGACCGAGACATGTCAATTTCTTTCACCATGAATTCTTTGGTGATAACAGCTTCGTATATCGTTGTCGTTTTTGTCTCAGACGCGGCAAGTTTTCCGTTCTCATATTGATAAATTGTTAGAGTGCCGGTTGAGCCTGAAACAGTTTTTGCTTCGATCCAGATTCGCCGCAGGTTGAAATCCATCGTGACGTCTTGGTCGAAGGGCAGTCCTATCTGCCGTGTTGTTATATACCAGGGTATTGCGACGGTCGCGTTATCTTCGTCTCTGTCGGTTGTGGCGTTTTCGAGTATGCAGATAAAGCTGCCGTCAGGATTGACGTAACCAGCTCCGTAAATGAGTTTCTGATAAAATTCCTGCCTTACTTCTATCGCACATCCGATATGTATTTCACGGTAAAAAGGCGGGTACCACTCGAATGTTTTAACGCCGAAAACAAGTTCGAGATTGCTTGCTATAAGGTGATACTCGTCATTGTTGAAATCAAAGAAAGAATTAAGATAGCCATCAAGATCGAGCCCGATATAGCTTGAATGCTCAGGGTTGAAATAATTGTTGATCGGCGGTGATATTTTCATGATGCCGGTCTGCATGTCGTAAGCGTAAACGCCGTCGATATCCTGCCAGATGACGATTTTTACCTTCTCGTCTACCCGCATTTTTTCAACGCCGGTTTCAGCCACCTGGGCGGTCTTGGGGCTGGCGATCCCGGTGGTGCTGGCGATAAGTTCCGGCACGCGGTCCGGCCCCATCCTCCAGGTGGATCCTTTTTTCCAGACGATCATATATTTGTCCGTGCTGATGGCGCGCCTTATGGGTGACTCGTCGCCGAAGGGCGCCGTGTAGCCGGAATAAGGGCCGGTGAAGCAGTCCGGATGAGCCCAGTTGGAATAACGAAGGCGGTTTCCATATTGTTTGTCGCCCCACAAATACAGGTCGCCATTGAATTCGACACACCCGTCGTAAGTGCCAAGGGCTTCCGGCTGCGGCGCATAGAGGACCAGATACATGCAGGTGTCTGCATCGAAAGCGGCATCGAAGCCGATTCTGTACCAGTAGCCGGGCAAAAAATCGCCGCCGGTTTCAAAGGCCGTTTTTTGCGGCGTGAGCGAGCTGGCGGTATCTATGATGATCATGCCGGATTTTGACAGTGAGTTCGTTCCATTGTCTGTCAAGTCAGTGAGGTAGGTTGCCGGGGTGATTGTCGTCCATGCGTTTCCATTCCAATAATCGAACGCGTCTATTTGCGCGCCGTTGCCCTGGTATTTGTCCGGCACCATGCCGATAGCAAAAGCTGCTGCCGGCTCGGCAGTCTTTATGTAAATGTATCCGGCGGCATCAAGCGATGACAAGTCGGCATATTGTTCTTCAGACTCATTCGAAACGCTCCCATAAACCTGTTTGTAATTGGTGCCGTCATATACAATCACGTTGGCGACATCGTTTAGAACGCTGTCCCACTTGTTTGACAAAGTATGGATTGGAAAGTTGACAGTGCAGGCGGTCACAGTAACAGCATCTATTATAGCACTGACTGTAAATTCGTACCAATAACCCATCACGCCGGCTCTTATGCCCATGACGTCGAAGGTTGACTTGGTCCAGCTTATGGTGCCGGTTTTGGAAAGAGTCGCTCCGGCCGTGTCGGTTCCATCGGAAAGATCGGAAACAGCTCCGAAGCCGGCGGCCCTGAGAGAGTTGACTCCCAGGACGGCTGCATTGTTGTTGACGCCGCTAAGTGTTAGCCGGACGCTGTCTATGACCTCGTGGCTGCAAATGTAAAACTTGTCGGTTGCGGCAGTGCCTAAAGCCGCATAGGTGTCTGTTTTTCCGTCGACGACTTTTTTGGTGTAATCGTTTGGCGTGTCAGGGCTTGCCGCGAGAAGCACGTTGAAAGCTTTGCATGCCGGGTAATCACCACCCCAGAAAAGGGGCGGGCCGCTACCATCGGCATACACCCAGAATTCTCCTACCTGGCAGGAATATCCCGGGGTTGTCCCGACGGTGGCGCCCATATCGTCGCCGATTGTCGTGCCGGTTGGAATGTATCGGTCGTAAAGCTTGGAGTTACATTGCGATATCAGGTGTGTGTCGCTGTACCTTGGGTTCACGTAGTAATGAAGGCTTTTGATAGCTGCTGGGCCGCCTGTCGTGTTCAGGAGCGTGCAACCGCGCCTGGGCTTCCAGCCGCCGGCGGGCGAGATGCGCCTGATGTTGTAGCCGCCGGCTATCTGGCCTTCTTCCATCATGGTAGCAGGCGTTACAGCATCGTATTTACCATCAAGTTTTTCCCTGAATACGTTAAGCGCCATTAGTCAACCTCTGTTATGCGAACATGATGGCTTCCAGAATACCTGTCGGCAATCCACTGGGTAAATGTGGAGTAAAGTTCTGCGTATTCGTCTTTAAACATTTCGTAATATTTGGGATCGATAGCCGAAGAAGGCTTCGAAAGCGCCATAACGGTTGCCTTTAAAACCATGACGGCTTCGGCTTCATAAGGCAACAGCGTTTCTGAACCATACCAATCATTTTCTGTCGGCGTGCCAGTGATAACTGCGGTCAAGGTTGATGCCGTGTAGTCTGAGATTGAGCTTCTGATTATCCCACCGGAATTATGGATTTCAACGACTACATAATTATAATAATCGTCAATCGGCTTTGGGTAGAATGTCGAATCAAGTACAAGTGCAGACGCGCCGCTTCCGGATCCAGCTTGACCGACAAGAAGATCAGGAACCCGGTTTTCGTAATAAACAACGACATCGTCTGAAAAGTCTGATTTGTTGATATGGATGTAACCTTGTAAAAAATAGCAGTCAGGAATACCTCCGGCAAAAACACTTAAAGACGGCTGCCGCGTTAGCTGACGATCTCTTACGTTTTTAATCGGTATTTCATAGCCCTCTGTTGCGTGTTCGACGTAAAGCGGCTTGGCAATATTAAGATCTAAAGCAGCCGAGCCGTTTGAAATCGACACGGTCTTGCTGCTTACCAGCCAGTCCCCAGAGCTTGTTGCGAGTATCTGGGCCAGATTCCGCTGGGCTATGTTGAGCTTGTTCAGGATCTCAAGATTGCTCCAATGGCTTGCGTTTGTAAGTGACTCGTTAATGTTGTTTCTTACTTCAAGCAACATTTGGTATGCGTTCATTTACTTTGCCCCGCGATATCGGATACGGTGTTTGAAGGCGCGTTCTGGTACATTTCAGCACCGGCCATCTGGGTTTCCCGCAGCAGCTCGCCGAGCTGCTTGGCGCCGGCCATCTGGGAAAACAGTTTCATTTGAAGGAACTGCTCGACCTTCTTGATTTTTGAGTATTGTTTCTGAAAGCCCATCTGCTCCGGTGTCAGCTTGTATTTTTCGACTGGCTCGTTTTTCATTTTTTCACCCCACAACCGCGTTTAGGATTTTGGCCTTGCGCGGCACCTGCACTTGGAGCACGTTTTGTGCGTAGAGGAACGTCTCCGATGCGATGGCCGCTATCTTTTCTTTGAATTCCTTTTCCTTTCGCCGCCGGATCTGGTTGTCCATCTCCTCGAAGTAGGCGTATAGCTCGCCCTTGGTGTTGAAGCGCCAGGGATCCGCCTTCTGGAGCTGCAAAAGGACGTCGGCTCCAAGCTCCCGGTAGGTCTTGTTCCTGGTTTGGACGGTTATCTGGTGCTGCGGCGGCCGGCCGTTTTTGGGAAAGCGCCAGATCTCCCACTTGCTTGTCCACCAGTCCCAGAGGACTTCGAACTCGGGGTCAAGCTTTTTGAGCTGTTTGACGAATCCCCTGTCCGGCACCATCTCGACGTCATTTTTGACTTTTCGTTTTAACCCTTCCGGCCTGTAGTTCGACTTGTCGGCCAGAACCTCGACACTATTCGTCGAGGTCGGCAACAATATTTTTGCCGATGGATTCGGTACGTGACCGTAGGGATTCGTTATAAGCGATCCCTTTGTAGACGGCGAAGTCTTTTTCATTGTGTATGCTCCCTGTGTAGTCCATGATGGGCGCCCTGGGCGCGCGGTCGCGATAGTGCATGTGGCACATATCGCCGTATTGCTCCGCGTGGTCTATCCACAATCTTTGTGTATGTATCACGGACATCTGGTAATCTTCGATTAGTGGTTTGCGATAATTGGGTGCTACTGCCTCGATCAGCATGAGCTTTTCGTCCCAGTCGTATTTTTTGGCGTATTCCTCCCAGTTGTCAGACGGCGGAAACGACAGCTCCATCTCGGTGCAGCCACGCTTCAGGATGACCTTGGGCTCTGGGTTGATCTTTTTGGAGATGCGGTCGTAGACCGCGAGGCGGATCTTTCGGGCTGTCTCGAGGCCGCAGGAAAGCGGGTTGTACCAGAAGGACGAGTAGCCGCCCTGGTTGCCGACATAGGCCCGGCGCTCGACCCCGCATTTGCCGTGATAGTGGAATTCTGTTCCCGGGATGAACTCGTTTTTCATTTCCTGCTGGAGCTTGTAAATGGAAAAAAGCTCGTCCAGGTTTCTCGGCCGGTAACAGATCTTCCAGCAGCTCCGGCAGCCGGGGTGGATCAGGTTGTAATTCTCGAAGATGAAACTGAACCAGATCGAGCAGTTCCGCTCGGTGTCGATTCCGGAAAGGATCCATGGCTTAGGCAGGATGGATTTTCCCTGGATCGTGGCCCGCTGGTCGTCGGGGTCGATCTCCATCTGCCGGTTGACAAGCTTCTGAGCGATCGGTTCCATTACATCTATTCTTGTCAGTGTTTCGTAAAGTGCCATCGTGGTCAAATCTCCTTTAAGTTTGGCCGGCCGGGGTTCCGCGAAGGAGCGCCCGACCACCGGAGGCATTGGCACGGTAGCCCCGGCCAGCCAGGGGGTTAGGGGTTACACCGGGTTGGCGGCTACCTGAAGGCTCGAACGCTGCCTGTATTCGCCAGTGGCTTCTATTTCCCACATCAGCTCCACGCCGATGACCTTGCACTCATCTGTCGACGCGCTGCCGAGGCTGTCCAGCTCGATTGACATGGCATAAAGAATGTCAGTTGCCGAAATGTAACTGTCCCATGACAGGTCGGTCCATACGGTAACTTCTAGTGACGGGTTTGTAGTTGAACAAGTATGTGCCGCAAAAGTCGTTGAGACATCTGCGCCTGCAATGAATTCCGTCAACTGATCTTGTTTGCCAAAAAATTTGCTCGTCCATTTAAAAATCGGCGTGTCGGCACCGGCAGCCGCATGTTGAAAAAAGATGCGGCCCAAGACTTTTTTGTTGCGGTTAATGTTCCATGGAATCGCCATGACATGACATATCTCGTCGGCTGCATCCATCGGCAGTCCGGCGATTTCGCTCGTGGTAATTGGCTCGAGCGTCGCCGTTCCGGCCGAAAGAGTTATGTCAGCGGTTCCATTGTTGTCCCACCCGGCAAATTCCCGTATCGGGATCCACTGCCGGCAGGTTTTCCATCCAATCGATCGATCTCTAATAGGCATTTTTCCGTCCTCCATCCATGCCAGGTTAAGCCGGGGGGTTATCCCCCGGCTCAAATCAGTCACACCCTTTCAGACTCTCCTTTCTGTTAGGGGTTAATCGGCCTCGTAGTCGAGGTCGCACAGCACGCCCTGAGAATTCCTCCGCAGGCAGCCGAGTTCGGCATATCGGTACAGGACCGCTTCATAAGCGTCGTACCCTGAAAGCCGTGAAAGGATCGCGCCGTCTTTCTGCATCCAGTCGTAGTCGGCCATGCGGTAGAGCTGAAGATCCTTGGTGGTGAGAAAATACATCTCGCCGTCAATGGCGTCGTTGTCGACCATGAGCGGGATCCCGTTGTAGTCAAGGGCCACCCAGCCGCCATCGAGGGTCATGGTGTTCACGCTGCGCCGGTCGGCCTGGCACAGGTCGAGGTATTCCCGGCGAATGGCCCGGGTGGTGAGAATGACGTCGGGGCCGTAGCCCTCGCCGGCTTTCTTTTCAACCTTGTCGAACATTTTCTGCATCAGGTTGAAGGTCAGCGCCCGCTGCCCGCCATAACGGGTCGAGTATGAATCGACATTGGCCTTCCACCAGCCGTAAGTGGCGACTGCAAGACCTTGAAGCGGGTCGGCAAGGGAAGCGTTGATGGAGGTTCCCTGGCCGTAGAGGATGATGTCCTGAATGTTGGTGTCGGTGACAATTCCTCGGATGCCCATCATCTCGAGCCTGAAAGCGCCCGCCGCAGAAGCCGTCGTGATGCTGACGCCTGACGCCGGCCGGATGTACCATGTGCCGGCAGCTTCGGTAACACTCGGGTTGGTGCAGGTAATGGTGTCGTATCCGGTCGCTTCAGTAATAGCCGACACGGCGATGTTGGTGGCATCAACCGTGGCCGCGATGATAACAGAGGTGGAAACGGTCAAGACGACCGGGACGGCGTTGTTCATCTCGTCAAGATATTTCGCGCCGAAGGTCGAGCCGAACCCGTCGCCGCCGGCCGTGTTGGCCCGGTACTGCTTCTGAAGGGTGTAGCTGGTAGCGCCGACAGTCGTGCGCCATCTGGCCAGAACACCGTAGCCGCAGCCCCAGAGCTGCCGGTTGACCTCGCGCTTGAGATCATCGACAATGCCGGTGATTTCAGTGTCAACCACCCGGGCATAGGCGCCTTTCTCGTCGCGGGTCGCGGCGATGGTGGGGCCGGAAAAGGTGACGCGGCCGTAAAGATATTTCATCGGGACGATCGCGGTTTTGAATTTCTGGTAATCGGCCGACGGTAGATCGCCGCCGTCAGCCCTGGCACCGACGCCAGTGGACCGGCCGTAGTGCATTTCCATGGTGGCGTTCTTGCCGGAAATGTCGGTTTCGTTTACCTCGATGATGCTCGAGAGAAAGTTCGTGTTGTTGAGTTGTTCCTGAACGGCCGGCAGGTAAAAGGTCTTCAGGACTTCGTCGTACCGTGACAGATAAGCGCCAACTGAAAGAGCCATCGTTTATTTTCCTTCCTCGTTTAATGTCCGGAAGTATTCCTCCATCGCTTTTCTCGGGGAAACGGCATTCTCGTCCTTTTTCCCGGCGTTGAATTTGAATTTCTTGTTGGCGAACATGGCGCCAACACCTCCTTCCGGACCGGTTTCGTTTAACCTGTTTGGGTTTCGTTTGGCCTCGAGCTTTTCGAAGTCAAGGCCGTAGTCAGATGCAAATTTTCTCCTTAACTCGGTTTCGCTTTCTTTTTTCTGCGCTTCGTACTCGCTTGCATGAGTCCACAAATCTTTCTTGCGATCGTTCATGGCCCGGGCAAGGATCCGGTGCGTGTCTTCTTCGGTAATGCCAGGGTGCTTCGCCTGGATCTGTCTTTGCAGGTCCAGCCTGACCAGCCGGCTTTGGTCTTCCTTTATCCCGCCGAGGCTCTTGTGGATATCACCGATTCCTTCAAGGGCTTTCTCGACGATGGAAAGACGTCTTTCGAGGGCCGTACCCGTGCCGGGGGCAGGGGGCAGGCCGTCGTTTCTTTTGTCCGGACTGGCAGGCGGCGGTGCTTGCCGGTTTACCAGAATGTTGCCGTTCTCGTCGATGATGCCGTCTGATATCAGCTTGGCCGCGACTCCGAAAGCGCCTTCGGCCTGCTCGATGTACTCGTCAGGCGTCATGTTGTATTTCTTCGCAGCCGTATCAACCAGAGACAAGGCCTGCGAGGTTTTGGTGAACTGGGACTGAAGGTTTTTGTAATCATCAGCCGTGATCTTCTTTCCATCGATGTCAATGGCCGGAGGCGGGGAAGATTGTCCGTCAGCAGGTGGCGCAGCTTCCGCGTACCAGCCTCCGATCGTCCTCCTACTCCAGCGGGCCGTGTTCTCATTTCCTGAGAGTGGTTGCTGTTTCGTCATTTTTAATGTCCTTTTTGATGTTTGCGTTTTTGGGAATGTCGACCAGAAGCTCATTCAAGCCGCCGTTCTGCCGCCACTGGTCGGTGAGGCGCGGCAGGGCGACGTCGAACTTGGACCGGTTCGTGACCGATGCCAGAACTTTTCGGGCCTTTGGGCTGAGGCCGTCAATTTGCCTGATGCCGGCCATATTCGCCCGGTGCTTTTCCCAAAGCTTCTCGGCTGATATCAGGGTTCGAACAAAATTGTTCCAGTTAATTGCGATGTCTGCTTCTCTCATTTTGGTGGTCCTTTCTTCATTGCTTCAGCCTGGGCCATCATTTTTACCTGGGCTTCCTGGGCCTGCTGAATAAATTCCTGGTGCTTGTTGACATGCATCTCGAAAGCCTGCTCTACCGCCATGAAATCCTGCGGTCTTTCGAGTTTCATTTTCTGGTATTCCATGGTCTTTCTGTGATGGTTGTGCTCGATTACGTGAACGACATGGTTGTCGTATTTGTTGACCATGTAATTTTTATTGCCGCCGGATATCTGCATATTTTCCCACCTGGCGACGGACTCGTCAAGACGGGTGTCGGCATAGATGTCTTTTACGACGGCGTCATCGAGCATGTTCATCACATGGCGCCTGACTTCCGGATCTGTGGGATCCCCGTAAAGACCCTGTTGGAACTTGTTGAGGATCTGGGCTTCGCGTGCGACCCGGGAGTCCGGCATCGAGGACTGCTGCTTGATCATGACGTCGGTGTTGTCACGCAGGTCGGCAGCCTTGAAGGCGAATATTTCGAACTCGCCTTCCTTGCCGGTGACTTTTATCATGCGCTCGTCGATGTAGCCGGCCTGCACCCGCTTCAAAACGCGGCCCATGACATTTTCCATCGATTCTTCGAAGATGGCGTGGCTCGGAATGTTGCCGTGGGCGTCCTGCTCGCGCAGAATCTCGACCATGTCGCCGCTCCGGATATCGCTGCGGTTTGTCCCGCGCGAAACTTCGTGCTGCGAAAAAAGGTTCTCGATGGAGCTGCGCGTAATCTCGAGCTGAAGCGTGTAAGTCGGCGGCAGGCTTTTAAGCGTGACCTGCTCGGGCTTGTAACCCATGACGGGCTTGTAGTAAACCACTTCGCCGTGGGAGTCGTCTGGGTCGGCTGTCAATGCCGCGCCGCGTGGGGCCATCCATTTTCCCTTGCCCATCTGGCGGTTGAACTCGTCGATCGAGCTGTTGGTGCGGTTCCATATTTTCTGGAGGCTGATGGCTTCATCAGCCGTGGCCTTTCCCCAGAAAATGCCGGGGAAGTCTATGTCTTTGAAATGCTCGAGAT